TGCCATCTAGGATTATTAGCAGTAGCATAAAAATTAAGCATCTCTACAACAGGAGCTATCCTATTAATAGTAAATGTAGGCATTCCTTGATCTTCAAGATCTTGTGTTTCTTTTGCCGTCAACTGATTATCGTTAGAAAAATCAAATGCTTTTTGATTTATATATTCCCATTGTACTCTTTTGGACTGATTAGAGCGATTAAATATTTGCCTAACTCTGTCAGCTTGCTTATCTTTACGCTTAGCCATTATTTACCTTCTTCTAAAATTTTTAGTTGGTACGCATCTTATTCTACCATCAGGACCTTTTAATGGTTGCAATCCTTGTGGACATTCTCCTCCACCTTGATTAGGTTGCTCCATTGGAACATTTGGCTGAACTGCTTTTGGTGCAAATGCATTTTGTCTTCTAGCATTTTTTCTTGTTTGCATTACTCTTTTAGGATCTCTAGAATATGCCATTTTATCTCCTTATATAAGATTCTATAATATCTTGATTTCTAGTTTCTAATGCATGAAATTTTCCAGAAGGATCTTTATAGCCTCTTTCCTTTATTAATTCTTCTAAGCTAGCATAATCTTTTTTATCAGGACCTTTTCCTAAATATTCCATAGCTTTTTCTAGCATTTTACTATTACCAGTATTATACATTAACTCTGTAAGAATAACTTTATCTTCATTTGTAAGGCTATTCCAATCATATTTGCTATTTTTCATTTTTCTAAATACACTACGATATGCATTAAATACATCTTCTACAAGCATATCATTTACTTCTTCATCGCTATATTCTATTTCAGGATTATCATAATAACCTAATTTATGACCATAACCAACAGTCATTGTCCCACCTTCAAGACTATCATGAGGAGCCCAGTATCCATCTTGATATCCTATTTTAGTTGCATTTTCATATAATTTTAATTTTTCTATATAATGAGCCATCTCTGGAGTGAAATCCCAATCTTCATTTGAAGTACCCCATTTAGCAGGCTGCTTAAGTTCTTCAGGAGCTATAGGACTAGTAAATGCATCAAATAACCCCATTATCTTAACCCACTTCCACCGCGTTTTCTCCCCTTTGGACCCTTTCCCCGTCTTCTTGCTTCCGTCTTTGTAGGTTCAGCTGGTAGAGCTTGTATTTCTCCAGTATTTAAAAATGCAGATAATATTAATAGTTTAATCATCTTTCTTTTCTTCCTTTTCCTTTTTAGGACTTAAATCTTTAGTTGTAAAACAATCAGCCATTATGCAGTTATCCAATTCTTTGCTCTAGGTTTATGCCTATAATGCTCACCTTCTTTATTTGTTTTAATACCTTTAGGTGGATGTGCATATTTACAAGCATATGCTAAAGCATCAATAGTATCATCATGTCCCATCCTAGGACCAAATGTTATAATTTCCCTTTGAAGATCATACATATTCTTCTTAAGGTGTACCGAACCGATTGAAAACCTTTGAGCAAGTATTTCTTGAATCCTGTCACGTTTCGACATTCGGTTGCCTGGTTTTTCAGCGCAGTATTTAACTGAAAAGTCATTTTTCCTACGCATTTCTGCCATAAGCGCTTGAAAAACTGGCTTAGACATTGTAGTGTCTTCGACTGTGAAAAGGGAAGGATGGAAGATGTTGTTAAGCTTGAACATGTAATCCACGATTCCCTTTTTAGGATCTCCTGGGATCCCAAGAACAGGTAAGCTACGCTTACGCACATAATCAAGAACATATACATTATTATCTGCATCAATACCAATAGTAAGTAAGACACTGAAGTCACTATCCCTACGAAGAGAATCTGTAGCGGGGTCAACACCCGTGAATACATTAAGTGGCTTAACATCTCCTTGATCCGTGTGTATATATGATATACCTGTTTCATCATCATGTATAAAAGCTCCCTCCCAATATTTAATATGCTCTCTGGTAAAAATTGCATCCTCAGCACTTTGTACTTCCATCATATATTCTTGATAGAATTTCTGAGGTTGACCAGAATCAGCATAAAACTTTTTCTTTCTTTCCATCTCTTTGTGACCAAACCATCCTGGCCATAATGGGGTACCGTCAGCTTGCATAGCTTTATGAGTAATTACTCTCCAAGAGAAATCTTTTCCTGCCGCCTGAGATCTATCGTAATTAACCAAAATATTATTGATAAAGCTATCAAAATGAACGGGAGTGCCATTAATCCGAAGACGGCCAGTACCAGGCTCCAAAGCAGGAAAAACAACAGCCGTAACAAGGTTAGAGATTTTAGCTCTAGACTCAGGCGTAACGGTATTATTTTCATCTTCAAAGTCATCAAGTACGATGAGATCGTACCTTTTATGTAGCTTTGCCCCTCCCCGAATACCCGACAAATTTGATTTACTAATAAGTTTAGTGCCATTTTTAAGTTCGATATCATCTTCAGTCCATTTTCTCCCTTTTAAGTTGCCGAAATAATACGTAAATTTATCATTATATTCCAAATGATATTTTATATAGTCCAGATTAGGAACTGATATTTTACTCGAGGCAGCTACCCAACCATAAAATAATGGATCAGTAGTAAATACAAAATCATGTAAAATACTAGCTTTCGTTAATACTGTTTTACCATGACCCCTAGGTAATATAACTGCTAATTGTTTTACAGATAAATCATTAACAGCATCTGCTACTTGATAATGAAACCAAGGTGTTTCTGATCTCATAAAATCATCTGGTAAAAATAATTTACCAAAAGCTATAATATCATTCTTAGCCATGAGCAATTGCTCTTCGGCAGTAGAAACATCCTGAGTATTTATATTAGCCAAAAATTAACGTCTCATTCTCTTCTTAATATCATTTGTAGGGTCTCCTAAGGTATGTTCTTGTACTATAGGTAAATTTGAAACTATATCTATTAAATCTTCTATCCTTCCAGTATGTAAATGAGCAAGTTTTTGCAAATCACCTGCTAAAACCTCTTCAGTAAAATCATCATGAAATCCTTCCCATCTAAAATCCTTTTCATCTTGTTGAGCTATTATTCCACGTTCCTTTCGTATATGTTCTTTATCTTCCCAAGCTGAAGCTAAAGCTGTTAAATCTTCAGCATCTTGTTTTTTAAGCCAATAATTAAAACTTACTGGATGCTGTTTAACAAGTGGATCTCTATTAAAGGATAGTACAAATAATCTATAAATTTCATTTTCATACTCAGATTGTTCTCCTGGTGTCATTTCATTTTCATATTTTGAATTAAATATAGAACCTCCAGTAATAAACATGTCACCACCTGCAGCATTATTCATTTCATCAAATGCATTAGCCATTCTTTTTTCCTTCCGTAAGCTCAGGTCTTTCAGCACTTTCTAATTGTTCAGGAGTAAATCCTTGAAATAATGCACCGCTAACCTGAGTGATTTTAGTTTGATTCTTATCTTCTAAATCCAATATGTCAGCAAGTTTAAATAATGCTCTTAATCTTACATCTTCCTTCTCTGAATTTTCAGAGGCATCTTTAATATTTTGAAGTACAGATCTAGGATCAATACCAAGTTCTTCGCATACTGGTTTTAATTCTTCTTTCATAGCTGTATAAATCCTCTCCGTCCTCATTAATTGTGAGGACTTTACATGTGCATAATCTCTATTATTAGTAGGATATGCTTTTAAATATGCTTCTTGTGGACTCATGCCAGATGTTAAGAATTGTACAAAAACTAACTCACAACGGGTAAGTGTGGTCCGGTCCAAGAGAATGTCCTCAGAGCTTTTACTTCCCCCGAAAGTATAAATGTTTGCTCTACGGCTGGTATCCATTTTAACGTTTTTGCCTACAGGGAATGTCCCTGTGCACGTGCCCACGTATTCTCTGACCTTATTCCGCCCATACTTGCGAGTCATGTTTCCTCGTCTTAACACCTGGATGATACAGTCATCGTCTGCCTTGACCCAGTCGCCAACGCGACTATCGCGCCAATCATCGATAACAACGAGTCCATTTTCTAATTGATCCTCTGGATCATAAACTTTATGCTCTATCCCGCTTACCTTATAATGTCTCATGCTTTTCGCTATAATATTTTCCGTTTTCACCTTTAAATATAGTATAGCCCATTTCTTTTTCACCTTCTTGAAGTAATTTCCAAGTTTCGTGTTTTTTACCTTTTAATAATTGACCAGATTGAGGACATCTACTAGGCCAATGACCTTTATCATCAGGACCTAAACCACATTCTTCAGCAGCTCTATAGTCGTAACCTGAGCCTTCTGGGTCAAATTCATCTTCATGTGGACTAAAAGGTTTTGATAGCCAATCTAATAAGCTAGCCATTATTTACCCTCTTTATATTTTTTTCTCGGATAGCGATACTCAATCGAGCCAGTTTCCTCTCCATGTATATCAGCATCTTGAATGCTATGCCTCTCATCCACCGGATGAGGCTTACCTGAATACGGTCATATATGGTAAGTTTTATTTGGTTTGGTCATGGTTTTTTATAAGGAATCCATTTATTTAATTTTTCTTTACGCTTTTCACAACTAGTACAAGACTCAATGCCAGTAAAATTATGAATAGCTCTTGCAAGAGTATCCCCAAACCCTCTAGGAGCATGCTCATCATAAGCCATTTTTATTTCCCCGCTTTTTTTAATCTTTTTTTATATCTTCTCTTAGGCTTCTCGCCAAGAATGTTTTTACGCCAAGATTTATTAATCTCATCAAAGAATTTATGTACTGCTTCTATAATCATATTAATGTCCATGGTAATAATGACCAAGCCCATTTAGCGCAAAATGCAAAAATACCACCAAGTACAGTAGCATATACATCTGGTTTACTAAATAAACCATAATCCATATAATCATATACTTCCTTACCTACAGCTACTAATCCTAGCATTAACCAGCTATTTGTGATAGCCATCACGCAAGCGCCACCAGCAAAATGCATAAATTTATCTGCACCAAACTGCAGCATAAAGTCATTTAGTTTACTCATTCATGCCTCTCTTTAGTTAAAGTTTGCCCTGCCGCGTTAGCGGCAGATAAAAGTCCTATGCTTCAGCTATTTCTTTTATCTGATCAATAAGCGTTGTTGATATCGAATCTCCAAGCCCCTCATCGACCATTTCTTGTAACAAACATTCACCAGCTCCATCTTCTTCAAGGGTTTCTTGAATGTATTCAATCTCCTCTGTCTTATCATTATAAGCAATAGTAAGATTATATATCTTCATGTGAGCTCCTTTATGTTAAACGTAGTTACTAGTAGTAGTTTACTAGGTTTATTTTTTAAATGCAAGGATTTTTTTAAGCGATAAGTATCTGTCTTTTAAAGACTTAGTAAATACCGACCAGCGAGTCGGAATCCCAGTATCAGATCCTAAATGCTTATTCTGCATAAAGTCATTTAATTTAGTAGACTTTCCCCTCATCTCAATATAATCAGTCAGTACTTGCGATAGGTCGTAGATCGCCCTCTTGTTGTTCTCTACGTTCATGTTCACCTGGTCGAGGTACTGCATCATTTCCTTGTATGTTGCTTTTTTCTTTTTCATGATAATTATGTTTGTGATTTATACCACAATATAAAGGACATTTAGCCTGTTTGTCAAGCTTTTTTCCATATTCACTAACAAGTACATACATAACAAATAAGTATAAATTCTCTATGCCACTCTCTGATTGTTTCTTCTCGTGAACACCCATGCCGCTATGTTCAGGCACCCCAAACAGAGGAGCGAATAACTGGACAAATATACATATAAGTAGATATTGTACAAGCCTATGACCAAATTGATCCATCTTACGCATTGAAATATCTCATCTCTTTTCATTAGGTTCCTTTTCCACTATAGGCAGGTACGATTGAAGGATTTTCTCCAGGAGGTAAACATCTTTGTTAAGCTGTTTTATGCGCTCTAAAGCGACTTCATACATATCTTGCCAATTCATGTGCAAAGTTAAGCAAAAAATATACAGTTGTCAAGTGATATTTATCACAAAACGAAAAAGCTTTTAAAATTGTAGCATTTTATCGTGTGGTGTTTCAGAGTTGGTACACCCCTATGGGGTGATTGATCGTTATCACGATTACGTTATTTTTGATTTCAATATAGTTGGTTATTTTTGAAGTTTAAACTACTAATAACTAAGGAGTATAAGAAGATGGCAAATTGGAGAGATGTTCAGAGTGCTAGTAAGAGTATTCAGAAGACTGATAGCATTGATATGAAACCTGAGAACAGGGAGCTGATAGAGACTATCATGTGTGGACTGCTCGCTGGTGGTAGGACACAAGAGTTTGCATTGGCTGCACAAACACTTGAGAAGATTGAAAGTAAGAGTAACTTGGCTTCAGTACTAGGTGATCTTACAGATGTTATTAAGACATTAAAGAAGCCACAACAAGAAGAAGCCACTGATTTAGAGTCAGTAGCAGCTGAAAGAGATGCACTGAAAGCTCGATTAGCTCAATTGGAGGCATAAACTTGTAGTAATGCATAGAGGGGACTAACTATCCCCTTTTATGTACTCATGTGTGTGTCTCTTTTAGAATGAACGTACACATAAACTTATAGGAACTGATGATCCGAGAGACAAGCCTAATAATGAGATCATCTTTTAGGTAATTCGCACGTAAAGAGAGGGTTAGATGTTGTTGCAGCTGTAGTTCTGATCAAACTATGT